GTCTTAGCCTGTTTCACTAGGCGTCCGTCTAGAGTGGTTATCTCAGCCACTGCTAGCCGGCAGGGATGTCTCATTAGATCCTAGGACGTGGGACCGATACTCAATTCTCCGGTATTCATTCAAGAGATTTGAATATTAGTCTTAAGTTCTTACTAATGATGGCAGAAGCGAAGACCTTCGTATCTCGTTTCCTTTGAGAGAAAACAAGGTCCGAAGAAGGTAAAGCCAAAACCCGGATAAAGGGCATTAACCCTTGTCCAAGAATTGACTTCCACCTCTTTTGCTCCGCCTCTCTCCTCAAGAAAATATAGGACGCCTCGATTTGGCCATAAACCGCCAAAACGGGGAGACAATATATTAACTCGAGCCTGAGGGCATCCAGCTCCAGAGTCTCACTAGGAGTAGTTAGGGAGATAACCAAGTCTTCCGCTAGTTTACCCAGCGGTTGGCCTGACTTCTCTTCTAACGATCTTAGTGAGTTGATGTAGGCTTGTCAGACAGCTTCACCCAGGACATCGTCCCAGTTGACGCAAGGTCAGTCAAGTTGGTAGCCTCAATGCCTAGCAAGAGCCTCAAGCTCAATACTAGCCAGCGAGGGATCACGGATACATCTTAGTATCCCCCTACATCCTATGGATAACTCTTTGATTGACTTTCGAAATCTTCTAGGTCGATCAAGAACTATTCCATAGAACTCCGAAACACACAGAGATACATCGGCTGTTACCCACCCTTTCGACTCTAGTTCCATACATAAGTTCACCATTTGATAGTATCTCTTGGTAGACTGACGTAAAGAACTTAAGGGAAAAGGTGAGATCTCTTCACCTTTGTAGAATAAGCGTTTCGCGAATTCAGCAAAAGTGGGAGATCTGTGTGTCTTAGAAGATGAAATCTCAACTCCCAATTCACTCATTAACAGCAGATACATTTCCGCTAGAGCATCATCTCCAATGAGGATATCATCCCCAAGGAGACAATACTCTGCCGTTGCCCAGTTCTTCCCTAGTAACTCGCACGCACGAAACACCACATAGTGATGTGACAGCGCGAAAGTTGCCCAGGAAGAGTAAGCACCCATTGGATTTCCAACAGTGTAGGTAACTTCTTCAGTACCCGCATCAGTTGTTCATCTAAAGGGTCGGCCCGACATTACGCGTCTTCAAGAAGACACGTAAGTCTGCGGGAAATGCCCTCCAAGGACCTCACAGATTGTGGATATAGGAAACCTGTCAGTCGCGGCCGTAAGGTCGAGACTGTGGAATCTACTCCACGAAGCTATTCGGTCTTTGAAGGATCCCTGGTTAAATGTACAATCCTGAGGAATTTTCCTTAGGACCCGAAACAAGTAGGCATGAAGGTTACGTAATACCGACTGTGATCAATAGTCAAGTATTCCAATAACCCTCACCTTATCTTCCTTATCCGGAAACCACGATAACTTTCGTGTACATGGATCAGGGAAGGAAGACATGTCTACCGGTTGAAAGCCCAAAGGTACTGCTTTAAGATCAGCAGCTTCCCTCAGAGTTGAACATTTACTTTTGAACCTCGAACCACCTAAGATATAGAGATCGTCTCAGATCTCACTATCTAAAGTTTGAAGATCAATCAAACTGAACCACAGAGCGTGTCCGTTAGGACCCGTCTTTGTAGTTAGGTGACAAGATTTTCAATAGACACCATTAGGTACTCGATCTTTGCTTGAGGTATACCCAAGTTCCTTCCAGAACTTCCGGGGATTTCCTCCAACACTTGGTCTTACCTTTGAACAAGGGGACGTTATTGAAGTAATATCGGGAGAAGAACCGGTGTTTAAGCAACGTGAAACAACAAGGATAGTAGTCAAAAGGCGGCACGTTTCCGTGGCACCTTCTGCCCTACGTAATCTTGGAATCATATTGCCTAGAACTACGGGGATTCCATCACTAGTACACCTCACCCCACCCTTAGCTTCACTGTTACCAGATAAGTAACCGTAAAACGCTCGGCGAAGTTCCTTCACATAAGTGACGAAACCTGCTTTGCCTC